GAGCCGCCCCGCTGAGTTCATCGCCCCACGGGTGTGCCTTGCGCGCATCGACCGCCTGCCGCGACTTCCCAGCCGTCAGCCAACGGCAATAGGCCGCTGCCTTTGCGCCTTCGTGGATGAAGACTGTCTTGTGGTCCTTGAGCTGTTCTAGCCCCCACAGCGGAAGATCGCCGTCAGGCTCGCACATCCGCCATTTGTCGTCGTCCCAGTAGGTCCATGGCACGTAGTTCTTCTGCACGAGACCGTCTTCACCGGCTCGCTCGACGCGCACCTGCACCATCAAGATCTCCTTGCCGTCAACGGTCCGAAACTCAAACACATGGTCCGGATGAGCATCCCGGATCATTGTCGGGGCGTTGATGATCCGGTGGAGACGCTTGATCTTGGGGAACTCGTGGTTTGCCCAGACGGACGAGATCAGCGCCTGCTCTGCCTCTGTCGGGCTGTGTTCCAGCGACGAACAGCTGATTGCGCCGTCTCGCCCGAAGCGGATCACGGCCACATCCTTCCAGTACTTGCCTGCCGTCTCGCGCACCACAGCCGTCTGCAGCGATCTCGGTTCAGCGCCGATCCTGTTCAGGTATTCACGAACCGGTGCGATGTCCGAAAGAGAGCTTATCTTCATTTTGCCATGTCTCCGATGTAGCGTATTTTGTTGATTGAGATCATCCTGAAGTCGCTGGATCCGCGAACCTGCCCGGCGATCGCATAAAGGCACTTCCCCGGTCTGCCGCGATCGACAATTTCCTTGCCGAGTGCCTCGTACTTGAATCTGTTCACCTTGCCGAAGATCGATCCTGTGTCATCGACCAATTGCAAATTGAGCGATTGCACCCTGCCGTCGGTAATCTCATACCCGCGCTTCTGGACGTTGATGGCCTCATTTTCATCGCGCGGATTGATCTTGCCGAGTGTGCAGAACACCACAACATTGTATGGCTCTTTGGCGACTTCGATCGTCCCAATCTGCGTCGGCGGAGTGTAGATGGAGCGGGCGGACGGATCTGGCATTATTTCGCTGAAGCGGTTGCGGATCGGCCACAGACTGTCGATTTCGGTCCGGGGATTGCTCAGCAGCTTCTTGGCCCTGTCCGGGAGAGGCTCTCCACGTGCCCTGCAACCGATGATCTGTTGCATGAGCTTTGGTCCGATGCCCTTGACGTTGGTCAGCGGGCCAACCAGCGCCTTCTTTCCGCCCTTGGAGCCGACAGACCACTTTTCGGTTGAGATGTCCTTGTCGACCGGGATGTATTCGTAGCCCTCTGCCTTCATCTCGCGCAAGATCTGGATCTGGCGCATTGGGTCCGCCTCGTGCGAAAGCGTAGCAGCGGCAAACTCGAACGGATGGTTGGCCTTCAGCCAGCAGCACCAGTAGGAAATGAACCCATATGCCACCGCATGCGATTTGTTGAAGGCCCATGAGCCGAATGTGTTGATCTGGTCCCAGATCTCGATGGCCATTTCCTCTTCGACGCCATTGACCGCAGCCCCGGCCACGAACTTCTGCTTGAACTTCTCGAAGAATTCGCCTCCGAGCCGCTTCGACATTGCCTTTCGGATGGCAGAAGTCTCTTCCCAGCTCATATTGCCCATTTCACGGACAATCCGCATCACCGTCTCTTGGTAGACGACGACGCCGTAGGTCTCCTTGGTCAATTCTGTCAGCATCGGATGAGCCGTGGCCACAGATTCTGTCCCATTGCGCCTGCGGACCCACTGCGCAGAGCCGCCGGTTGCCAATGGGCCAGGTCTGGCCAGTGCGGTGATGGAGACGATGTCGTCGAACTTGTCGATCTTGACTTGGCGCGTCAATCCCTGCAGCGCAGAGCCATTCCACTGGAATATTCCGGAAAATTCACCACGATTCAGCACGTCGAATGCGGCTTGGTCGTCAAGGGGTGCATTCTGGAGATCTTGCATGGTCAAACCGGCCATTTCCAGCGCATCCTCAAACACCGACAGCTGGGTCAGGCCAAGAGCATCGATCTTTAGCAGATTCAGGTCTTCTGCATCGCCCTTATCGCACATGGTCGCATTCGTTCGATGGTCAACGGCCACGAATTTGGAGATCGGCTCCGAGGCCACAACAACGCCAGCCGCGTGTTGGCTGTAATGTCGCGGATGGCCCTCCATCTTCGTTGCGACCATCACCTCTGGCCACTCTTCAAGCAGAGACTTGCCCGCGTCCATGGTCTTGAGGGTGTCTTCCAGAGTGTCGAGTGCACGACTGTCCCCACCCGACCGCTCGATGAGCGATTCAGCCACAGCATCGCACCTCCATCTCGGAATTTGCAATGCGGCACCAGCCTCCTGCAGCGCAGAGCGCGCCTTGTACATTGTGACTGTCCCGAGACGCGCAACCCGTTCGACCCCGTACGTGTCCTCCATGTACTTGAACACCCGGTGGCGCTGCTGGTCGGAGAAGTCGATGTCAACGTCTGGCATGTCTGAGCGATTGATGTCGATGAAACGCTCGAAGATCAGACCGTATGGTATCGGGTCGATCGTCGTGATCTCCAGCAGGTAGCACACCAGAGAGCCGCACGAGGAGCCACGGGCTGGCCCGACAGCCATGCGCGTCCTTGCCCATTGGCAGATGTCTGCGACGAGGTAGAAATAGTCCTCATACCCCTTCTCGCTGATGAGCTTCAACTCCCTGTTGAGTCGCTCCTCGTAGACCGGGTCAGACAGATCGCAGCCTAGTCGCTCTGCGCCTGCTCTGCACATTGCCTCAAGGGTGTCGGGTCGTGGCGGGTGCACCAGCTCTGCCGTCTTGAGGGTCGCAGAGGATCGGCCCCAGATGAAGTCTCGGTTGGTGATCGCATCGAACCGCTCGTCTGCGGTCAGCCCGAGCCGCTCTGTCGAGCTCATCCACTCAGAATTCGTCTGGATGTGCTGGTCATACATCTGCGTCTCGGCATTGCGCCCAGTGAGCACCTCGTAAAAGCCTTGATCCTCTGGCCGCACGAACCGATTGTCGCTCGTTGCGCAGAATGTGAACCCCTTTTGCTTGGCCTCTCGGACATGCCCGCGCGAGGATGCCGGTCCTAGGCCATAGAGCGTGGTAGGGGATGGCACTACGTGTTCCAGCTTGCACCTGTGCCCGACAATCCTGAACACACCCTTAGCGGCCTGCGCCTGCTCGTAGGTGATGAGAGGCTGATATCGGAATTGCTGCGTTGCCAGATTGACTAGGTTGTTGATCGGTTCGATGTCGTCGATTGCGATGAACGTCCAGTAGTCAACTGATGGCTTCGCTTCCGAGGCGCTGACTGCGACCGCCAATTCGACCCCGTAGACCGGCTTGATGCCAGCCGCCTTGCACAGCTTCGACCATTTGTTGTAGCCGAATGTTGATGCCCGGTCCGTGATCGGCGCGCATGGGAAGCCGCATTCTTTGATCCGGTCCAGGACGTCTTGCAGATCTCCTGCCGCCGTCCTGAAGCTGTAGCCGGTCCTTATCCTTGGCATCAGATGTCTCCACGCTCTCTGAGGGCGATGAAGCATCGCGTCAGCGCCTCAACATCGGTCCTTGCCCGGTGAGCACCGCTGAACCGCTCTCCGAACAGCTCTTCGTGCAGCGCCCCGAGATTGAGACGGTAGCCCTTGATCCACTCTGTCTCTTCGACGGTGCAGATCCGGATCAGCGGCCATTCCGGCTTCAGACCTAGACGCTTCATCTCGACATTGACCACAAACCAATCGTAGCTCAGATTGTGCGCGACGACGCTGTCGGCACTCTGCAAGAGCCGGATCACGCTGTCTGCGTGATCTGCGAACCGCTTCTTGCCCTTCACATCCTGAGCGCTGATGCCGGTGATCCGGGTGATTTCCTCAGTGATCGGGACGCCGGGATCACAGATGAATTCAAGCTCCTCGATCTGCTTCCCGGTCTCATCCACGATCTGGCCGTAGAATTCGATGATCCTTGGCTGAAGGTCTTCGCGCAGGAGCGAGTTGGAGACGAGGCTGGTGGTCTCAGTGTCAAAGATCAGTGTGCGGTTCATTCCACTCTTTCCTCCGAGCATTGACCTCTTCATCGATGGAGTGAAGCATGGCGGCATACACCGACAGATCGAGCGTGCTGTCTGCGTGTCCCCCGCGACCCCAGTTTTCGGCATACCGCGTCACCTTGACGATCTGCAGCATGAAGATGTGGAATCTGTTGTGATCGTCTTCCGTCTTCAGGAAGATGCCATCGGGGAAGAGAGCGGCCATGACCGCTCCCACCTTCTTGTAGTTGTCGCCGTAGACGGCATGCCGCGCGTCGAAGGTCTTCGCCGCCTGCTTGAGAACTTCTCCTGCGGTCATGGCTCTTTCCTCCAGATGAACTTCATGTCCGGGCCGAACGGGACCGAATAGATCTCATAGTGGTAGGTCCGCTTCTTGGAGACGATGTAGTCATTGGTGTGGCTGTCGGTGTCCATGACCTGCACGATCGTTCCGCTCTCCTTGATCCACGCCGGAACCTCTTCGCCTTCGTCCATGTGGAACCCGACATGGCTGAGGAACGGACGACCAGCCTTGAACGCGGCCTTGCCGGCATGCCAGTGCGGACCGTCGAGGTAGGTCAGGATCTCCAGCTCGATCTCGTGGTCGTAGTTGAACCGGAGATGGCCCTGCGATCGGCCTTCGATCCAGTGTCCGAGAAGCGGATGTACCGTGCCGACCGAACCCTCTGCGATGTCTTCGATCCACGAGGTTCCATGCAGACCGAGCATCTCCTTGAGCTGTTGGACCTGCTCGTCGGTGTGGGCGTAATAGGCGATTTGATCGAGTTTCATGGTCATGCTCCGTAGGGAAGAATGCAGCCAGCGAGGTACTTGTGGCGCTGACGCTCAGACAGAAGGAAGGCGATGAACTCCGCACAGGTGTTAGGATCGGTCTCCTCACCTGCCGGGAGAGAGGCGAGCTGGTATGCCTCGGCTTCTTCCGGGGTCATGCCGCGAAGCTCGCAGACGCGCTGGCCAATGTAGGCCGACATGCGCGTCCCGGACATCTTGTTGGGCGAGACGCCGAACACCGTGATGTCGTGCCGCTTCTTGAGCTCGCGGTTCATCTGCAGAGTCAGGATGTGCGCCGCGCCCTTGGATGCGTTGTAGGCTGCGCTGTTGGTCATCGGCATGTGGCTCGCGTTGGAGACGATGTTGACGATTGTGGCGGGCTTGGCCATGGCCCCTGCTAGCAACAGCTCCTTGGTGACCAGCCACATCGATCTGGCGTTGGTGTTCATCAGCCGATCCCATTCATCGATCGGCGTGTCCTCGTGCCAATTGATGTAGTTGACGCCAGCGCAGTTGACCAAGACGTCAACCTTCAGACCGGGAGCGATCGCATCCCGGACAGAGCTTGCGTCCGCCACATCAACGCCATTATCGGTCGACCAGCCGACGAGGTTCCATCCCATGCCTTCGAGGTGTTGGTGGAGTGCCGCGCCGAGGCCAGAGCTGTGGCCGGTGATTAGTGCCGTTTTCATGTTGTCCTCCTCAATATCCGCCCAAGCGGACTTGCCAGCAATTGAATCCAAGCTCGCGCCATGCCTGAACGACCCTGTCTCTGTCATCCAAGATGAACGCGACCCGCTCCTGTGCCGTCTGGCCCGGAACGGTGCTCGATGCACGGTGCCATCCGATCAGCAGTTCAGGCTTGATGATGTAATCCGACCTGAAGTCAAATTCAGGACGCATCAGGATGAATTCGAGCGGGATGTCGTGCAGCGCGAGCCATTCCGTGGTCGCCTTGCGATAGATCTCGGACCTTCCGGTGCAGCCGATGATCTGTGCACTGTCGGAAAGAGATCGGATCAGGCATGCAACGTCCTCGTGCGGCGGGTCTTCCATCATGTGCTCGTGGAATGCATCCCAGTCCTTGTTCTGTGCGAAGTGTTCTCGCGCCCTCGAATCAGAGAGCGTGCCGTCGATGTCGACAACGATCGTCTTCATTTGTCATGCCCTCCGAGACCGCCCTTGCGTTCCCATGCGCTGAATTTCTCCTCAGAACCGAAACACATTGCCGGTGCGTAGTTCATGAAGAACTCCACGTACTGATGGAGGATCCCTTTGTTGATCTCGTCTGCTCTGCGAATCGTCAAGAACAGATCGTTCTTGATCACTGATGCAAGGAATGATCCGGGCTGAATCCCGAGCCCAACCCACAGCAGGATGCCGTCGCGCATGTGGGGCGGTATCAGGCGGATCATGCCATGCTTCCAGTCCACGCTGGTGATCGTGCCGTAGGCTTCCGTCACTTCCATCTTTGTGATGGTGCTGATCATCTCTGCCCGGTTCATGCCGTCATCCTCATCTGGTCGATCAGCTTGATCATGTCGATCTTCGCTTTGTCGCTAACCTTGTTCAGCATGTGCAACTTGAGGATTTGCATCTCAAGCTCGCCAGCAGCCTTGTCGAATGTCCGCTCGAAGAAGAGCCTTGCCCAAGGATGGACCCGCAGAACCTCGGCCTTCATCGCGTCCATGACGTCGCGGTACTCGCCCTGCGTCCGGGACGAGGCACGCTTGCGCGCCGTGTCGGCCATGGTGCGCAGATCGAACTTGGCGACGATGTTGGTGTGGATGTTCGTCGGCAGGACGCCGCGAGCATCTTCGATCTTTGCGCCCATGCTGATCAGGTCGTCGTACGCCTTGGCGAGATCGGCCATGGTGCTCTCGTACAGCGCAGACGCCTCTCCCTCTGCCACCGTCGGGCCGACGCCATAGGTCCAGCCATTGACGTTGAGCACGCGCATCGTCTGCTGCGCATAGGAGCCGGTCCGAGTGCGGACGAATTGGTGGGTGAATGCCCGCGTCACGTCGGTGATCAGGAACTTGTATTCCACAAATTCCCAGCTCGACGGGATGGTGTTGGCCATGTAGGCCAGCTCCTCGTCGATCTTCTCCTGCGGCCATGCGGCGATGTCTTCAAGCAGACCGGCCCGCATCTCCAGTCGCGTGTTCTTGGTGAAGACCAAGAGATTGGCCGCGTGTCGAGCGGGATCTGCCGCTCCAGCGCCGGTGTAGTCGATCAGGTTGACTTTCATCTTCTATCCTTTCAGCTTGTGGGCGTAGGACGCGCCCTTGTCTCTGATCAATCGGTGAATCACTCGTACATCGTTCACAATGTCGTCCAGCAGCAGCCCCGGTCGCCACGTCGCGAAGCGACCAAGGGAGTACACGCCATGCTTCTCGGATGCCCACATCACGAACTCGCGACGAAGTCGTTCGTCGATCGGCAGGATCTTGCCGTACTTCTGCCGGTGGATCCTGATGTCTCTGATCCGGTCTTGGTCGATTCCAAGAAGAGCCGCTGCCTGCGCAGCAACATCCTCTTCCCGACCAACCAGATCTGCATAGGCTCCACGCTCGTAGCACTCAGCAATGAGCTGGTCCCCAGTGACTGAAACACGAGCAAAGGGCAGGCGAGGGTCCGGGACATACAGCGAGCAATAGGCCTCAGCATCGTCGATCGTGGCCGTGATGTTCATGCCTTCTCGCGACTTGAAATCTGGGATTTCCTTCCACCCGAGAGCCTTCATCAGCACCGGCATGGGCACCGTCGAGATCACCGAGAGACCGCTCGATCGCCCGAGCCAGTCCCGGTAGTCGCGCCCATAGACAATCGGGCAATCGACCAAGTCCGCCATCCTCTGGATGAGATCCGAAGGCGCGATGTACCGCTTGGACACCCTGCCGTCCGCAGATGTTATGGACCTCAGCGCGTAAGACCCGTTGGTCTTGGCCGAATAGCTCATCGCCTCTGCGATCGGGTTCAGCCAAGCCTGCGTCGCCTTGAAGGCGCTGACCTCCTTGAACGGGATGTTCAGAGTGTCGGCCACGACGGAGGACCGGAAGCGCAGCACGGCAGAATGGTTGTTGGGCAGATACTTCGATTTCTCGTAGATCGCCGCGACATCCTTGCGAAGCATGGCCGCAGCAAGAAGGCCAGCCATGCCCGCACCAACAATGTCAATGCTCGTCATGGCCATACCCGATGCTGAAGCCTGAGGCGATGGAGATCGAGTGTCTCGGCTCGATGCCTGCGCTCATAGCCGCGAGCTGTGCAAGGCGAATTCGGTCATCCTCCTGAACGACCTGCTCGACCGGGATCTCTCCGAGCGAATTCGGCTTCGGGTCGATCTGGAGACCGCAATGCATGCAGACGATCATTTGTCCGTCCTCTTCATGTTGGCCACCTTGCCGACGTACAGACCGAGGACATCACAGTCGATCGGGTCTCCGTCCTTGATCCGCTGGCGAGCGAATGCCAGCAGCGTCTGCGCGTGCACGCCACTCTCGATCGTCGGCGCATGACCGTCGCTCTCAAGAGCCGCAGCAAGGCTGAGAGCCTCGTTGTGCTGCGACTTTCCGAATGCCAGCTTGACCTCGGTCTTGATCAGGCCAGAGGCGTCGTTGTCCTCCAGCCAGCGCAATGCGGCTACCCGCCGCTCAGCGTCTTTCGGGAGAGAGCCGGAAACGAAGTCGTTGATCTTCACCGCCCATCCACGGAACTTGATCTCCTCCATCTGGAGCTCAGTCATGGTGTCAGGGATCAGGGTCGACTTGATCGTGTGGAGCTGAGTCTTTGCTGCCTTCAGGTCATCCTCGATCTGCGCGACAGCCTCCTCAAGGCCGATTGCCCGCTCAAGCAGCGCATGCAGACCGGCGAGCTTGTCGGGAGAGGCCGAAGCCTCTCCCATGTCGAATTCGGAGAAATCGCTCACATCGAATCCTCCTTGTCGCCGCCGTCGAGGCCAGACGTGTCTGCCTTGACAGCACCTTCTGCGAGGGACTTCTGGAAGGCCACCGCCTCCTCCTTCAGCGCCCGCCAGTCGATGTTGCTGGCCTCGACAGAAATCTCCGGCAGAGCCTGTGCCCGCTCGATCTTCCAGCCAAACCAGTCGCCGTCGTTGTTGCTCTCTTCGGCGGTGGTGAGGAGATAGGTCCGGTAAAAGAAGGGTGCGGTGAATTCAGACCCATCTGCCCGCCGCAGCTTCTCGCCCATGGCCAGCGTATTCCAGCGACGAGCCTTCTTGAGTTGCGTGCTCGTCATCGGCACGTAGCACATCTGCCGGTTGTTCGAAAGGTTCAGCCCGAAGAACTGAGCGGTCTCGGCGATGTAGTTGCCGCTGGGCAGGACCGGGCGATTGCGGTCGTCGCGGGTCGTCTGCTCAAGGATGAGCGGATCGCTGTGGATCTTGACCAGTCCCTTGCCGCTGTCGCGCGGTGCCCACTCAAGATAGTCCTTGCGGTAATGCACCGGGAGGAACCACACCCCGTCAGGGAACACCTGACCAGTCCCAAGGTCGGCGATCATGCCAACCTCAGCGCCGTCGATGTATTCCGACTTGCGCTTGTTCACCTGCGGGCTCAACGCCTGCAGGATGCCGAGGCGCGGGACCAAAAGGTCATCAGCCCGTACGCCTTCCATGCCAGCGCCAGCGAACTCCTCGAACCCGCTGGCGTCTGCGAGCGCAGTGCCCTGCGCCTTTGCTACTGATTTGCTCATGCTTTTCTCCTGCCTCTGTGCGCCGGGAGATCCGGTCGCTTCACTGCCGAGGCTACAGCCCTGCCAGTATGCCCTAAAACATGTCCGGAGAAACCGATTTATTTGAACTTTTTCGTGGTGAATATGCAAGTCATTGTTTTCCCACGTAACTATTTCTGGCATATCTCAAAAAAAGTGTTTTCTTTTCCGCCAGAACGAGAGATAAAGAGTGTACGGGACGGGTCGCCCAAGCATAACGACCCACCGACTGGTAGGTCGCCTACGACGGGAGCGCAAGCAGAAGAACCCCGACGCAAAGATGAGGCGGATCTGGTTTCCAGCGGCTGGATCGGCAGGGATTGGTACCCTGCCCTGATGAGCAACCACGAAATCCAGAGGAACACGACATGATGACCTTCGAACAATCCGGCGCTTACCAAGTCGCAACCAACTCGATCAAACGCGTGATGATCTTCCGCAGCTTTCAAGGTTACATGGTCTCGACCCCCGATGGGCGGCTCCTCGATGAATTCACCTCTGCCGGTCCGTTCGTGGACTTTGAGGCGGCGAAGCGCAACGCAGAGATGAACGTCGGCATGAAGATCTTCACCAAGTGACAACAACAGGGGGCTTCGGCCCCCACCCCCACACCACCACATCACAGGGCCACGGTGGCCCACCCCACCACAGGAGAACAGACATGCAAATCGCCACTGAAAAACTCGTCCCGATCCACGTTGACGGCACCTTGGTCTTGAGCAGGGTGGACGAAGTCAAACTGAATTCGCACACCGGTCGCCGCACAATCACGACCATCGGCTACCGCGTCACGCGCGACGACAAGATCCTCTGGACCCGCGACGGCTCTGCGGACGCCTACAAGGCATGCCTGACCTTCTTCAATCTGAAGCAAGGGTCGATCCCTCAGACCGCAATGTTCTGAACTAGACACCACAGGAGACTGACAATGACCACCATCCAGATCAAACAGCCCCACATCGAGTTTTACGACCTTGGCCCGCACAGCGGGTTCGCGGTCATGGCCAAAGACGCGCAAGGTCGCGAGTACATCCTGTCGGATGGCGAGGGCTTTCCGCGTGTAATGTCGTACTGCATCGCTGATGGGCTGGTGTCCGAGATCAAGGCTCGTGGCTACACGATCAACCCAGACTATTGGGGTGTCCGCACACCGTATGGCACCGAGGCGTGGCTGCTTGACGGCATGGAGGAGCGGACGATCGAGGACGAGCGCTTTGGGTTCTGCTGAGTCGAAACGCCCACCACTGGGCGTCTGTCGGAATGGCTACCGGCACTGAAGAGACAGCCAGAGACATCTAGGAGAAACAAGATGGCACACGAAGTTGAAACCATGGCATACGCAAATCAAGTCCCGTGGCACGGTCTGGGCGCACGGGTCGATC